TGCCGCCAGCGGGAAATACCGCTTGGCCAACTCTTGGTCGATGGGCCAATCCACCCCCGCATACACCATGTCCCGCACGTCCTCGACGGTCGGGTCGGGATACCACTGCTGGCACGGCAGGAGCGTTACCTGGGGCTGATGGAGCACTTCGTCCCACTGGAACAGCCCCATGACCCAGCCGAAAATCTGCTTGAGGATGACCAGTTTGCGGAAGGTCTCATCGAGGCGGGTTTCGCGCCGCTTGTAGTCCAGTAGGTCCTGATACAAACGCAGGGCCTTGGTTGTCACCTGAGTCAAAAAACCCAACAATGGCCCTTGTCAAGCCTCGTGTTATTGGGCTAGTTATTCCAAAGGTGACGGTGGACATTAGTAGGGCAGTGCCTTAACCGCTGCGTAAACAGCCGTAGATGTGGCTACGTTGGCACGTATACTGCCAGCACCCAACGTAAAAATACCACCGCCGTTTGCTGTCAGAGTGGTGTCTGAACCAGCATCAATGGCAGTGTCGTTAGGCCCCTTATACTGAAGCTTGACAGTGCCACCACCCCAAGAGGCCTCCACTGAAAACTCTCCACTACCTCCCGGCCAGTCAAACCAGCTTCTAGTTGCAGAGCCGTTCGACAGCAGATTGATTCGTTTTGTTGTTGACATTATGTAGTAATCCTCCTGTAGTCGTCAGACAATTGTCTGTCTGGTTTTGTTAGCGCAGGCTTCTTTGGTCTTCCCCTTTTACTTCCTGCCCACCCCTCCTCAGCCAGCCACTTAGCAGCAGCCAAACCTAAAGGTGTTCTGCTCCGTTGCTTCAACTGATCTATGGCCTCGCTCTTGAGCTTGGTGCGGACTTCTTCACGCCAATCCTCAAGCTCTGTCAGAAAACGCTGGTTGTTTGTCAGAAGCTTCCAGTGTTCCCAGTCGCCAATAAGGACCATCGCAGCCATATACTCTGTGGGGTCGGAGATGTCCACATAAGTTTTGCGCAAGGTAAGGACAAGAACATTCGTGGAGGAGTTTGTCAGTCTTTGAGCTACGCTGTCTTTAGGAATAACATCATAGATGTTGGGACTTATGTAGACACCCCCACCCCTGCGGCAGGGACGAAAGACGCTATTGGCATAGACGACGATGTGGATGTCGCTGGCTCTGGTGACTATATAGATGTCTACAACAATACAGGTGTTTACCAAGGAACTGGACTTTTAGGGGCTGTGTTTAGATATAATCCGGGGTCGGGTCTGGGGGAATCTAACAACAACATTGGGTATGCTCCAAGCACAACAACTGCTTCTGGATCGACAGACACCGTTGATGTTGGAGCAACCACCAACACAGACGGCACAGGTAACAGAACAGACAATTTAGTGAAGACCGATCCGGGATTTGTAAACACTTCAGGCACATTATCAGAAGCAAGCGACTTTGCTTTAGAAGAGGGTTCTGTGGCCATCGGCGCTGGAGAGGCTGTCCCTGTCTACTACGACTATAATGGGAAGTGGCGAGAATCTAACGATCAAGGTGCCATTGTGTCTCAAGGTCACTACAAAGGTATAGGTATCTCTGGAGCCACCGCACGCTAATGGCTAGGGACGCTAAGAAAAGAGAGGAGATAAGAAGGCTAGCTGAGGCCGATCTTCTTACGTTCATCAAACTTGTGGCTCCGCATAGGATGTTGGGTGCTGTCCATGAGGAGCTTATACACTGGTGGACAAGAGACGACGCCAAGGACAACCAGCTTGTTCTCCTTCCCCGTGATCACCAGAAGAGCGCGATGATTGCTTACAGGGTTGCTTGGTGGATTACGAAGCACCCAGAGACAACAGTGTTGTATGTGTCAGCTACGGCTGACTTGGCAGAGAAACAGCTCAAGTTTATTAAAGACGTTCTAACCTCTGACATCTATCAATACTACTGGCCAGAGATGGTCAATAGTAATGAGAACATGCGTGAGAGATGGAGCGTTAGTGAAGTCTCTGTAGACCATCCCAAAAGGAAGGCGGAAGGAGTGCGTGATCCCACTGTTAAGGCGGTGGGACTCACTGCCAACTTTACAGGACTGCACTGTAACGTAGCTGTTCTTGATGACATAGTGGTCCCTAGCAATGCCTACACACAAACAGGTAGGGATGACACAGCTTCTGTATACTCACAGCTTAGTTCCATTGAGACAACAGGTGCTAAAGAGTGGGTTGTAGGGACACGTTACCACCCGGCAGATATATACCGGGACATGATTGACATGACCGAAACCTACTACAGCGACGAGGAAGATGAGGACGTAGAGCTGGCTGTGTATGAGGTGTTTGAGCGTCAGGTAGAAACTAACGATGAGTTTCTCTGGCCCAAGATGCGTCGTAATGACGGTAAGGTGTTTGGGTTTGATGACAGGGAACTGGCACGTAAGCGTGCTAAATACATAGACATCACACAGTTTCATGCCCAATACTACAACAACCCAAACAGTCCTGAGAACACATACATAGACTCCGGTAAGTTCATCTACTATAATCGGGAGAACTTAAAACGTATCAGTGACGTGTGGTATCTTGGAGATAAGCTGTTGCACATTTACGGTGCAGTGGACTTTGCCTACTCTATGAACGAGCGATCTGACTACACAGTGATTTTGACTGTGGGTGTAGACAACGATGGCTATATCTACGTGCTAGATATTGACAGGTTTCGCACCAACCGCATTAGTGAGATGTATATTCGCATTGCCAAAGCATACGATAAGTGGCGCTTTAAGAAGCTACGCGCTGAGGTGACAGCGGCTCAGAGTCTAGTTGTTACGCAGTTGAAAGAATATATGAGAGCACAGAATATAGCCTTCATTATCGAAGAGCATCGTCCGTCTACTAATAAAGAAGATAGGATTAGGCTAGCACTAGAGCCACGTTATAGTAACAGTGTTATCTGGCACTATAAAGGTGGCAATTGTTCAGTTTTGGAAAACGAGTTGTTGATGGAGCACCCGGAACACGACGATGTGAAAGACACTTTAGCGGCTGTGGTAGAGATTGCCAAGGCCCCTATGAAGAAGACTCTCAGTTCTCACGTTCCTCAACTTCGATATTCCAGTAGATTTGGTGGGGTAGCTGCTTAATGCCTAGCATTTTAGAAACAAGCGGACTGTCGAAAGACGTTCTGGCTAAACGTATTGCTGATAAGTGGGTTGATTGGAACAGTGCCAAGGACAAGTGGCTCAAGGAGCGTGCTGAACTACGCAACTACCTGTTTGCTACGTCAACTAGGGACACAACCAACGACAAACTTCCGTGGAAAAACTCCACAGTTACACCAAAACTGACACAGATTAGGGACAATCTGCACGCCAACTACATGGCAGCCTTGTTCCCGCGTGAGGATTGGTTTCAGTGGAGGGGTGAGGACTACGATAGTGTTTCCAAAGAGAAGCGAGACACAATTGAAGGCTACATGCGGCCTAAGTTGAAAGCTTCCAACTTTGAACTCACTGTCTCACAGCTTGTTTTGGACTACATTGACTATGGAAACGTCTTCGCAGGCCACGAATACGTGGAGGAAATTAAGAAAGACCCTAGCACAGGTGAGAATGTTGTTGTCTATTGTGGTTCTAGGCTCTTTCGTATTAGTCCTTACGACATTGTATTTGATGTCACTGCTCCTAGTTTCGATAAAGCACCTTGTATTGTTCGTCGCCTCAGGAGCATTGGCGATCTTAAGAAAGATGCTGAAGAGAAGCCCTACTTGAAGTATGACCTAGCCGTAATTGATAAGTGCTCTCAACTGCGAACATCTGGTGTAGATGTCATTGACGCCTTGAAGCAGGAGGGCCTTGCTGTTGATGGGTTTGGTTCTCTGGAGTCCTACTTTGACAGTGGGATGGTGGAGCTGCTAGACTTCTACGGGGACATCTACGACACAGAGACAAAGGAGTATAAGAAGGACGTGCTCATGACCATTGCGGACAGGCGATACGTTCTTAGGAACGTTGTCAATCCGAGCTGGACAGGCACACGCCCCATTAAGCACTGTGGCTGGAGGGTGAGGCCGGACAACCTGTGGGCACAAGGTCCGCTTGACCAGTTGGTGGGTCTGCAATATCGTATTGACCACCTTGAGAATCTGAAGGCTGACGTGTTTGACCAGATTGCCCACCCAGTTGTGGTCATTAAGGGAAACACTACAGAGCAGTTTGTATTCGGGCCGGGTCAGACTTTCTATGCAGGGGAGGACGGTGACTTGTCCCTTCTCCGTGCTGATGCCTCAGCTCTATCTGCGGACATGGAGATACAAACCCTGATGGACAGGATGGAGGAGCTGGCAGGTGCCCCTCGACAGGCTATGGGTATCAGGACACCGGGAGAGAAGACTAAGTATGAGGTGCAGGTTCTTGAGAACGGCGCTGGCCGCATCTTCCAAGCCAAGGTTAATTGGTTTGAGCGGAACATTGTCGAGCCTAGTCTCAACTCTATGTTTGAAGAGAACGTCCAAAACTTCACAGGTAAAGACACGTCCATAATTAAGGACAATACCTACGGTATGGACGAGTTCAAGACCATCACAAAGGACGATGTGACGGCCAAGGGCAGGCTCTACGCCATAGGCGCTAGACACTTTGCTGAACAGGCTACGGCAGCTCAGGAACTCACTCAAACCCTCCAAATTGTGGAGTCGTTGCCTCAGGTCAAGGTCCATATCAGTGGGAAGGCAGTGGCCAAGGCTTTGGAAGAGGTGTTTGGCTGGAAAAACTTCAACATTGTCAGGGACAATGCGGCTGTTCATGAGCAGATGGAGACAGCACGCCTTCAGCAGGCTTCCCAAGAGAATGTCCAGACGGAAGGTGCTATGCCGTCTGAGCTTCAGCCTGAGGACTACGAGGCAACCCCTGAAGGAGGTGTGAGTGAAACACCAACTAGCCAAGTTTAAACCTACGGACTACACCAAGGAGCCTTGGGAGACCCTGTGGGAACGGCAGGGGCCTCTTCTTGAGCCTTTGGCCCTAGCAATCAAAGACTTAAAGGCACCTATGACCAAGATAAAGGCGTCAGATTTCGAGACTCCCAACCACTATGCCAAGATGGTTTATGAGGAAGCTAGGAAGCAGGCTTTCCAAGAAGTTTTGGAAATGTTGCCTAAAAGTATACAGTAGGGAACTTTTTTAGTAAAGTGTTGTCTAAGTTTGTGCGAGGTGGAGAAACGACATCTCGTTGGCCTCATAAGCCGAAGATAGCTGGTTTGACTCCAGCCCTCGCAACCACCCACCAGTGACCGCTGGCTAACATAACAAGAGGGACGGCAGCAATGAAGTCCCCATTCCTTGAATGACTACTCAAGAC